TCTTACACACCAGCATATGCTGAAATTGCTAAAACTGCAACCTTTAACCCATCAATGTTAACAGGGCATATTCTTTTAACAAAAGAAGAAACCTTGTTAATGAATAGTCAACAAGCGATCAAAAACATCGTTTCAGCCAAAGTGAAGAATCTTCAAAAAGGTTTAGAAGTTGATGTTGCATCGAACCTTTGGAAAAGATCTCAAGCAACTGATGCATGGCTTCCAATTGACTTAGCCTTAGATGCAACAACTGATGTTGGTGGCATTGATGTATCCGCAGATACTTGGTTCCAAACACCAGTATTGGCTTACAGCGATTTTGCTGATGCATCGGGTGATAGTGATGATGTTGGTACAGCCGTAGACCATATTTCCGAAAATGATTTGCAAGATGCTGGTAAAGATACATATATCTTGCGAGTGTTGGCTCGTGGTGTTGCAAAATCTCGTAAATACACAGGCGAAAACCCAGACTTGATTGTTGTTCCACAATACATCTACGATTTAATCGAAAACGAATTAGCGGACCAAAAACGTGGTACCTTTGCTTCTGACCGTATGGCGAAGTTAGGATTCACAGGCCTACAATTCCGTGGTATTGATGTAGTGGCAGACCAAGATATGGTTGATGCTCAAACAGGTAACTATGATGGAAAAATCTTTTTCATCAACACAAGTTACTTGTACATGTTCTTCAACTCTGGTGCAAAATTCACAGCATCCGACATGATTGAAGACACAAAGAGTAACACATTCGTGCAAAAAGTTCATGCATATGGTAACATGGTTGTCACCAACCGTCGTGCCCATTGTGTTGTGAACAATGTGTATTCACCTACATCTTACGCATAAGTAAGGTTGTAATCATTGAGGGGTCATTCATTTGGCCCCTCAACTACTCGGAGACACTATGACAGTAGCGGAGATGCTAACAATACTGGGCGATCGGATGGAAGACTCATCTGGGACCCTGTATGATGACACAACCAAATATCGATACCTTAACAGGGCACAGGCAAGATTGATGCGATTGGTGCCTTATCATAATTTTACTGAACTGCATGTACTTAAAACAGGTGTGACCTTATCCACAGATAATGATGTGGATTCACATTTTAAGTATTATTTCACACCCACCCTTGCAGGTGATTTAGATAGTGACCCTTATGGCGGTGCAGTTGGGATACTTGGAATCCGTGTAAATAACGGTTCATTTACCAAGAAGATTTCTTTTGAGATTGCTAAAGATTTTACCACAGGATTAGTCGGATTTTCTGGCACAGATCCTGTGTATTTTGTATTTAAGGGCCGTGTGTACATCTACAATACATCATCCACCGTTGATGTGTATTATATGAAGGAACCAGCAAGTATGGGTGTATCACAAGAGTGTGAACTCAATGGTGTGTACCATGATGCTATTTTAGAATTTGCTGAAGCAGAACTATGGCGAACCGTGAATAATCGTGATCGGATGGCCACAGCAGAAGCAAAAGCCTACGAGTATATTGCACAATACAACCAACACTCTGCTACAGACTTTGTTGGTGCAGGGTATTCAAGTGATTTTCTATCCAATGCACCCTTAGCAGATCCAATCTATCCAAATTATCCAATTGACTAATGGCCGACTATATAGACATTAAAGAATTTGATGGTGTAATCACCAATGCGGATGTTGAAGACATCCCTGATAATGTCGCACAAGCGATAAAGAACCTTAAAATCCAAGCAGGGAAATTAGAGAAAACCTTTGGAGCAGGTACACCATCTGGCGTGCCTGAAATCGGGCTATCTATCGTTAATTCAGAGACAGGTGAATCCTATACCGTCTATAATGTCTTTACATTCATATCGGACAAATTTACTGGGGATTTGAATGATGCAGGCGATGGGTATCGGTACATATTGGTTTGTATTGAAGCCACAAGCCAGGAAGTTAAATTATTTTGGTGGGATTCGGGTAAACCAGATGTAACCGACCATTTGCAAGTGGAAAATGATATTGCATGGTTCAAAACATCATCCGCACATGGGCTATCTCAAACGGATAAGGTATTGGTTCAGGGTTGCCAGGATAATGCGACACCAAAGGCAGATATTAGCGGTGCAGGAATATTTGACACCGTTGATGAAGTACCAAACTCTACGACTGTTTGTGTAAATACAGACTCAGCCAAAGCATGGGGCGGTGGATTCTTTGACCAAACACTTGGTACAGGGTTTACCCATCAATCATTTGGTGGTAAAATACAATCCCATAGACAGATTGCTGATACCATCACATTCAACAGTAATAATGCAGGTACGGTAACACAGGTTGCATTGGCCAGCATGAATGGACAAGTTTTAGGGTTAGCCTGTGTAACAACAACAGGATCAGCCGACGAAGAAGTTGTGTGGTCTAATGGCTCAACCATAAGTGATTTAGATACATCCAGTTACACAACCCTAAAAGCATATCCGAATTTTAAAGTAGGTAGTATGCTGGAGTTTAATGGTGGTATTTATGTTCATTATTCCTATACGTTAGCATCCACGCCCTACAATAAATTATTTAAATATACCTTGGATAGCGGTGGCACCATCCAAGAGTCGGAAATTGTCAGTAATCTCAGTTCCACCGCCAATACATCTCAATCATTTATGCACCTTGCAGGGACAGGCGATTTATATATCTTGATTCCTGGATGCGGATTATGGAAAGTGGATACAGGTGGCACAGCCACATCCATTAATATTGGGTCAGTTACATTAACAGAATTACACGGACTCACATCCATTACTGCCACCAATAAATTGAATGCAGATGGTACACCGTCCGTGCCAGATGTTACCCATGAGTATTTATTTTTTGGTACCACAGATGGTTCCACTTTTGAATTGTACTATAACGATATTTTAGATAGTGGCTATATAACCTATGATCAGCATGGCTTATCCATTACAGGAACTCTGAAACACCTTAAAAAGATGGATTTTGAAGAAAATTCCAAACGGAGTGAGAGTATTGTAATCCATTATATTGCATCGGGGAATACATATTTACACTATTCAACCCATGATGATACAACCGTTATTAATTCATTAACGGATATTGATACAGGAACGTTTAGAACAACCACAGATATACAATTTATTGAATCAGCCCTAAAATCGCCTGCGGGTAGAAAATTTTTAATTGTGGGAACGGATGATACACCTTCACCACAAACAAGTGGTATTTTATATACGGTTAGTGTTACTCGAACCGTGAATGCTATAGCGAATCCTGGCACCACCGCAGGAAAAAATAACTGGAATCCAACCTGCTTTGCTGATACCGTTACTGGTACTGGTTTTTTCACATATGCCAAAGGGTATATAGGTATTTACGGCACCGAAGCCCAGGATGACATAGGTACGGACGATGCTGACCTATACAGATTTACCGATATTGGATGGTTGAATAATACATGGGCTGATAGTGGCGATTGTGAGTATAGATGGATTTACTTAAATGATGTTTACGATTTTGGCACTCATTACCATAAAAAAGACAGAAACCCAATTATCCCTTTTGGTGATTCAGTACGTTTATTAACTGGAAACATCGCAGAAGTAAGTGGCAATGAATCTAAAGGTGTGTGGATCGGGTACATCAATAGGCAATTAATGAATGATGGTGTTACACACGGACCAGCATTTTTTGGATATTCCAATACACTTGATAATCCATTCGCATTTGGCGATAACTTAAATGTTAGCAAATCTGCCGACGAACTTCGTGATACCAATACGGTAAAATATAATATTACAGCCATCTATGATGGAGTACAGGAAACACTATTAGACTCAGATAAAGCCATTGAATTTGATGGGGATGGTACAAGTTCAACAGATGATATTTCAAAATGCCGTATACAAATGGATGTGACGGTTGACTTTACAACGCTTAATAAACGAATTACTGGATTAAAAATATATCGGTCTGGACGATATAACGGTGTATGGGAATCCTATAAAAATATTGCATTCATTAACTTTCTACGGTCCGATGATTCATTTTCAGATGATAAAGAAGTATTGCTTGAAAGTAATAATGATGATATTGCATATGTTTATGATTCTGATGGATGGATTTCAGCATTCTCTGGCAACTTTTCGACAGGGACATGGGCAATTAAAGTCGGGTCTAATGTTAAAAGAAAATTTACTGGGGCTGGCGGTAGTTATTCGCAAATACAGGGCTACGCTATACTTGGACCCCAGGTTGCAACGGATTTCGACGATACAGCCACCACCATAGCCGTAGACAGCACATCTGGATTATCCAATGGGCAAACGGTTAGAATAGACGATGAAGAAATCACCATTGGAACCATTGTTGATAATGATTTAACGTCTTGCACTCGTGGTGTAAATACAACAACTGCAACACACCATCATCAATATACTGAATTGAGAGCAACCACACTCAGTAATTCAAAGTGGTGGAAGTTTGATGTTGATGGTGAAAATTTTAAAGGGAAACGATTTAACAATGGTTGGACCATCTATAAAAGACTTGGTGTATCAGATGGGTTTTTGTGGCAGAAGCAAAAATCATCATCTGGTGGAGCATATGCTGGTGGATATGTAGGCTGGATTACACCAAAATCATATGAAGATACAAATGGTGACCTATCCCTAAAAGGATGGCGAGATGGATCTGGAGACATAACTGTATCTGCCTTGGCTGGAAACAATGTTGCCATTTTAGAAGCGGATGAAACAACAGATGAATTATTCAAAATTAAAGAAATATCATCCTTTGATGTACATACCGATAGAGCATATGTACTAACCAATAAAAGATTTCCAAGTGGAGCCTATTTAGAAAATGGACAAATAACAGCAGACGTATCATTTAAAGATAACGGTTCCAGTAATTACACCATTAAAGTAACAGATGAAGGGCTGGTATCCTTGGGTGAGCATTGGGGCGAATCAGTCGTATCAACCAGGACAAATGCCCAATATGCTAAACTCTTGAAAGGCCGAATGTTTTATGCCAATGTCGTATTGGACCCAGGTGACGAGAAAGAAGCCCAAAATGATT